GCTCAATCCAAGAACAAGAATGCTCCTTTAGCCACTGCCCATGTCCAAGTGTATGACGACCAACCAGCCTCTATGGTGAAGCGACTCACGCCGACTCTGGCTTCAGTTGCTTCCAAAGCGATAGTCGCTGTTGCCCAGTCATATAATAAAAACGCACCTATGGGGTCAGACTTATCCATACTTGTAGATGGCTTTGTTGAGGAAACGGCGGCCGGTGTGCAAACTAACCATACAGTTGAGGCGAGAAGCGCTGCCGCCGGTGACCTCAATCTGTGCCCGATGGTGCCGACTGTCCTGGATAAAATTTATATCGGCAGCAATTACAAGTTTTGGCGTGTGTGGATGAACTATAGCCAAGCTGGGTCGGATAACTGGCTAAATGAAGCCTATTACTGGAATGGAGCTTGGGCTGCTTGTGTTGGTGCGAGTGACCAAACTGGGAGTTTCCTTGCAGCGGCGGGTATCAGGCGCATTGACCATACACCTCAAGGCGACTGGGCATTGAGTGTAATCCAGGGAATGAACCTTTACTGGATGATGATACGAACAGATGTTTTTACTAGCCAGGTTACTAAGCCACTAGGCTCACAAATCTTTGTTTCAATAGCATAAGGAGGGAAATATGAGAACTGAAATAGGACTAAAGCACGACTTGAAAGTCATCAAGCCAGAGGAGATTCACCACCTGCTGGAACCAGGGGAACTGGGGGTTGTGCTGGAACTGACGGTTACCGACCCTAAAACTGGCAAGGTCACCGAGCATCGGGTAATACCATCAAAGAGCTTCGTGCAGCAGTTCTTACAATTACTGTTTGCCAAGATGATTTGCAACATATCGCTAAGCACTGTCAGCATCAGGGACACCTCAAATATATTGAGAAATGTCTACCTTTTTAGGCCTCTGGGTGTCACTCTTCACTCGCTAGCCTGTAATGCTGGAGCGGGGATTGTTACTAATGGCATTATCGTTGGCACGGACAACACCGCACCCATTATCACTCACTATGCCCTGTTAGCGCCAATCGCTCATGGAGTTGCTGGCGGTCAGATGCAATATAGCGCTATGACATTTGGTGCTCCTGGGGCTGACGCTACTACTTCTCAAGTTACTCTAACCAGGAACTTTACCGCCAATGTTGGAGGCATTACTGTTAATGAAATAGGTCTATATGTGATAGGTTATGATGGCGCAGATAGATACTTCATGACGATTCGGGACGCTAACTTCGGCGGTATCGTTGTACCAGCAGGTCAAACGCTAACCGTTAACTACCGAGAGCAGGCAGTAATATAAGGAGGTTTGTATGATTAGAATGAAGTTAATCCTAGCCAGATTTGATAAGGATGGGCAGCTCATTGAGCGTCGGGAGCAGGAGTCAAAAAGCTGGCTCAAACACCTCTTTGACATACTTTACATCCTGCACAACGAATCTGTGTCCCTGGCTAATGTAAACGACATCGGTGGCAACCCGAGAGAGATTGTCTACACACCCACCCCTATTAACGCATTGCAGGTTGGTGCTCCACCTGGAAATGTTAATTTCCCATGTATGATAGGTAGTGCTTGCAACAAGGGGGAGCAAATAGGGCAAGATTTTGGTATCGTAGTGGGAACTGGCAACCTGGCTGTAACTCCCATACAGGATGCCCTACAGACCAAAATAGCTCACGGAGAAGGTGCAGGACAGCTACTTTATGGCGGATGTGAGCTATACGGACTAACATTCGCTAACCCCAACGGGCAGTTTACGATTAGACGGTATTTCACCAATGTTGCCGGCGGGGCAATTGCAGTCGTAGAAGCAGGTATATACGCCTCTGCCCTAACTTCCGCTCTGCTCTACAGCTTCTGCATTGCCCGTGATGTGTTTGCCGCAGTAACGGTAAATAATGGTGAGATATTGAGAGTAACCTATGTACCCCAAATCACAGTCTAAAAGCCGAAAGCGGGTAATCCCCGCTTCACGGGTAATCCCCGTGCTGATGAGGCAGTAATGGGCAACCTAATAGACAGATTATATAAATGGATCTGTGGTAAAACAAGTGGTGGTAGAACTTGGACTAGCTTGATACAGAAAGACCAGAGGAAGCATCCACTTCTGTATATATTGATAGCTCTTATTCTGGGTGTGGTAATTGGCTTCTGTAGACGGTATTGGTGGCAATTGCTACTTATGTTTGGACTAGGTGTAGTAGTAGGTCATTTATGGTGGTAGATATTTACATACTAGCAGGTGTGGGAGTATTGCTAATAAGAGGGCACTTTGTATTTGCATTTTGGGGGGGCAGAGTATTCTGAAACGAGAATGAGCATAGTGTTAACAGAGGAACACATCAAAGAACTCTTAAAAGCCTCAGTAAACCTAATCGTCCAGAATATTTTGTTTACGGCTGTGCAAGAAACAAAGAAAACATTCTGCACGGCATGTCCAACTCCCTGCGATGATTGGTGCGATAAAGCCACCGAGATTACCAATACTCTAATTAACCACTATCTAAAATATAAAGCGAGGTTCAACTAAATGAGTACGAAAGAGCCACTATCAGAGGGGATGATGAACATAGTGAGAGGCTTCACCCGCCCGGCCCTTACCTTCTTTGGCTTGGTTAGCTGGGTAATGCTCTTTGCCAATGGCTTTGACATACCAGCCGCCTTTACCTGGCTGGTATGGGGAATGGTAGTATGGTGGTTTGGGGATAGAACCTATTTTAAGGCTAAGAACAGTAAAGGAGTAAAGGAATGAATTCAGATTTATTTGACTCGATGATTAAGGAGGCAATTGAGGAGGTCAGTAATCACGGCTGGAAGAATGCTTCCCAGAATGCAGTGACTCTAGCTGCAATTGGTATGATGGCAGATAAACTTAATAATCGGGTCAACTCTATTGTTAAACCAGCCTGGGTAATTGCTATATCGGTTGCCGGTTCAGCTATATGGTTTATGATTAGTAGTGCACTAGGATTATAAAGGAGTAATAGATGAAAGATAAAAAGAAAGCGGTAGCCGTAGGCGTTGGCTTAGTCCTAGTTGCAGTAGCTGGCGCGGTCGTCCTTGCTAAAAAGAAGCCACCAATTCCTCCTGAAAATATTGTTCTATCTAACTTAACTATTTCTCCTAGTGAGGTCTATGTTGGTGACCCGGTCTCAATAAGCGTTGTTGCCACTAATATTGGAGGAACGGCTGGGTCGTATGAGATAACCTGTGAGGTGATATAGTGAAGAAAACGGTAACACTCAATCCAGGCGAATCAAAAGTGGTGGGCTTTACCTTTACTCCCACTGTAGCCAAAGGCTACGGGGTTAGTGTAGATGGGCTAACGGGCAGTTTTGTCGCCCTACCAATCCCTGGGACTGAATTTGTCGTCAGCAATCTAGTTATTGACCCGACCGAGGTTTACATTGGGGAACAGGTATTTATCTCGGTCGTGGTTACCAATGTCAGCACTTTGGCTGGCAGTTATGAAGTAACATGTGAGGTGCTGTAAATGACTATATTAAAAAAGAGTGTCAGCTTGACTCCAGGCCAGAGCAAAGTAGCAAGTTTCGTATTTACTCCTGCTGAAGCAAGAGCTTACCAGGTATCAGTGGATGGTTTAAGCGGTAGCTTTATTGCTGCTGCAGAGGTAATACCTCAAATAACCAATGCTCTTTGGTCGGTAGTATTTGTTGAGGGACCTCTTGGTGGATACTTAGTAAAAGCTACCATTGGAGTCTCAAGTCCGAGAGAATTTAATGGCAAATTAAATATATCTTTACCCGGAGACATAGCCAAGGTTACTCTCCTAAACTACAATGAATGGCAGGCTGAGATTGCCCAAGCCCAGGATAACCTAGCCGCTTGCGAAGGAAATGAAGTTTGTATACACGATAGAACTCTTCACCTTGAGAGGGTGCTTGCCAGACCTAGGATTGATGGATTCTACTATGGAGGAACAGTCAAGAGTTCTTACGATAAGTATGTAGCTGCCCACCTTGATAACATTGCCACTGCTATTGACCCCAAAACCTGGAACATTACTTTTCCCCAGGGTATCTCCACGATTGAGCTTGCTTTCTATATTGTTGCTGACCAGGTACGATATGGTAAGCCTAAAGGCGAGAGTTGGTGGGAGATACTCTATTGGGGTGGAATTAGAAAATACAGCCCCACAGTTTACCTTTATGAGAATACCACTCTACTTGATAGTGTTACTTTTGATGATGGTATCGAATTTATCATTGGAGAAGGCGAGAGGATTATTAGCCTCGATGTTCCTCCAGTAATAGAATCAGGTAGTGAGTTTTGGGCAAGTACTACCCTTTGGCTTCCATACAAACCAAAAATGATTTACACCTTTACTGCACAGCTTTACCGAAGTGACGGGTATTTGGGGGTTGGTGATTGGAGTTCGGATATAATTGAGAATTCATTCCAGGATGCTAACACAACACTTAACAATAAATGTCTACCACTTGACCATACTGGCGAGTATATTGCTAGAGGTATCCGCTGCTATAAACTGGTATGCGAGCCAGCGGAAGCAGTTAGTCGCGAGCGTGGGCATCCCCCCCTCCCGCCAGGCACTTATAGAGTCCTTTCAACTCTTTGGTGGAGAACTTTTGACAGCGTAACAGCAACATCAATAGTGGGTGGGGATGACGGTCCGGTGTGGCAAAATGTAGATAGTGGTATAACTGTGGAGGTAGTTTGAGGGTAATAACCAGCTAAATATTCAGATGTCGCCAGGATAAGCTCTGAGGGTTAGGGCTTTCTGAATAGTTAACATATTTTCTCCTTCGCAATTCTCTCTTATCCCTTATTTCATCTATTTCATCCCAAATGAATAAAGGAATCATCAAAATGGCAAAAGGCAATAGCACTATAAATTCTATAACCGCATCAACACCACGCTCAAGTTGCATATACTTTACCTCTCATTTCCTTCTTCCTTTTTAGTATACCACGAAGGCTTCTAGCGGTCGAAACTAGGAGCCTTCTTATCTTGGTTGCCTGGTTCATTCCTAATCATTGAGGTCTTCCAACCACACTGATAGCATCTTCCAATGTAGATAAAGCGGTTGTGTTTAGTATGCCTCCTAGTAATCGGCTCCACCATCTCTACCTTCTTACGACATCTCAGACAATAGGCAATCATCTGTCTCTTCCTTTGGCATCTGGTGCTACTCTCTTCGGTGGCTTACCACAGTATTGACAGCCGGCTTTGTTAGCCCTGACTAGTATAAGACCATGCCTACCATCAGGGCTTTCAGGACACTCTTTTCTCAAGCCTTGCCACCAATATATGATGGAGATTGGAATAGCTATCAAGTAGTCCATAAATTGTGGGCTATTCTTCTTCCCACTCTCAAGTTTAATTTCAACTATGTCCTCACTTAATTGAGTTATCTCCATTTTACTCTCTCCCTAGCGTTCTGCCTCGGAACGCTGTTACTCATATAGCCACTTTTAGCACACCTATAATAGCCAGGTTCCATAAAACCACCCCGAGAAATGCAAGGTTGAGCAACCACAAAGCTCGCTCTTTTCTAAACCAGTAAAGAGCAATAATAATACCTAGAGCTATTAGCCCCTTTGCCAACGCACTACTTCCAAGATGTATCATTAACGGGTTAAACTCCTCTGCCCCCATAGCCAAGCCCATCTTGGTTAAATAGGCGTCTATAATATTCAACCCTATGAATATCGCTGCCGACATTACCACTCATCCTTGGGGAGGCTTTCACCTCCTCACTTTTAACTTCTCCTCGGCCAAATAGATTAGGTAAGCACCTGTCGTTAGCCGGCTGCCCGCCCACTCACAACTCCACACCCGGCGCACTGCCGCTTCAGGCTCTGAGGCAAACACAGGGCGCAGCTCCTCCTCCCTGGGGCAGCCTTTATCAGGCCACTTGCATTGCTGTCTACCGTAAAGGCATAATTTCATTGCTTCTCTGACCCTATCTGCCTTTCCTTGAGAAATCTATCGATATCCTCTCGCCGGAATCTCCTATCACCCCGGCCACAAATACGGTATCCTGTCAGTATCCCCTTTTGGCTCCACCGCCTCACTGTATTAGCATGGATTCCCAAGAGACGAGCTACGTCCCTTGGCGTAAGCATAACCTTCGAGTCCAGGCCAGGCTTATCTCGTCGTCTAGGTTTACCCTTCACAATTACCCTCGCCCGCTGCTTGCTTATGCCCCATCTTCGACCAATTTCGGCATAAGTAAGGCCAGCCTCGTGCAACTTAACTGCCTCATCGTGACGTGCCTGACTGCTGATAGTCATTAGCTATGTTCCCTCAATTCCTCTGCCATGGTGTCCCCTTTCAGCCTCTCCAACCCCTCTTTCTCTATTACCAGGGGGCATATCACCCTCAGCCTCTCCAATAATGCCTCGACCTTCCACCAGGGCGGCTCCTGTAGGTGGTTGTGGTAATTATCAGCGCCTACCTCAATGATGTCAGGGTTTATAAGTTCTACCCAGTCAGTAAGTTTCTTAAGGTAAAAGTCCATTACTGGCTCAATAGAGAGGAATTTGTGAGGGTGTGGGTGACGTGCTAGTTGCCTAAAGCGTTCAATAGGCGGTGGTGCTTTGGTTAGGTGATAGTCCCAGTTGGTCTCAATGGTGGTGCCAAGATAGACATTAGGAGGAAAAGGTTTTGGGCACTTCCAGAAATAGGAAGGGTTTTTGGACTGTAGAAGGAAGTTAGTATCGGGGCATAGTTTGATGATTGAGAGGATTGACAGAAGTTCATCAAGGTTAGCAAAGGATATGTCTCCCATATAGCCTACGAAGATAAACTCCCCTGGTTTGAAGGTTCGTTTTAGCTCACTTTCTACTAGGTGTGGCTTAAAGCCGTCCTTGTAGCGTGGCGTGTGCTTGAGCCTAGTCAGCGCTAGTCTCCTGGCGTTACAATAGATGCAGTCGAACTCACACCCGACAAAGACATTCCATGTCCGTGTGATTGACTTAAACATCCTACTCATTTTGCTCGACTCCCTCTATTCGATTTCACCCGTGATTCCTTCTTAACGAACTTTCGAGCCGGGCACTTATAACATTGGTGGACTTGATTGCCATCCTTGTCTGTTGTGATTTTCCACCAGTGTGGAGGGCACTTATCGGTCTCGTCAGCCCTTATTAGGTTGTTCATACCTACCACCGGCTCGCCGCATATTTTCGTCGCCTATTATTCTCTCGTGCTCTCTACATACATTTAACCACACTTTTTTGCCATTAGCGCTGGTGTGGTATAGACCATACTTAGCTACACTATTACAGCCTTCAACCTGACATCTACCTAAATTGTTCACTTGACCTCCTTAAACTCTAGTATCGTCATTGGTGCCCTATCTTTATCAATCTCATACATAATTGGCAGCTTGTAACGCAAGTGCTGGTCGTCATCATTAAAAATAAGTCCGGCAGCTACACAGCCATCTATTGCTGGCTTCAAAGCACTCAAGGCATTATCTGTATCCTTATAACCACGCCCGTCACGGATAACAAAGGTGATTGATACCTCAGCTTTGATAAACACTGAACCCCTAAACACTGAACCCCTATGGGGCTGAGCGCAGTAGAAAGCAGCGGTCTTGAAATCCCTGGTTGCCTTGGCTTTCTTTGCCCAGTGTCCATGAAAGTTCGGGTTTAGCTCCCGAGGCGGCAACATCGGTATCTCTACCCTCATCTCTCTTGTTTTCTCCTTTGCCTAATAGCTCTATAGCTTTCGCCGTGCAGTCTGACTACCCTACCTTCTCTCATCCTATCAAATATCCTTTCCGGTAATTCCAGTGTATTAGCTGTAACCACAGTCGGTAGATTATTAACATACCTGTGGTCAATGATAGTATCCAACCTTTCTGCCACAAACGCAGTGTCCTTCTGCACTCCGAGGTCATCAAGAATTAACAAGGAGCATTTTTTGACGTAGTTCGTTATGGCATCGAAGCTATCCCTGTGAAATTCCCCAGGGGCTAGTGAATTCGTAACGCGATATCCTTGACGGAGGGCATCCAGCAAATCCCCAACATGGTAGTAACTGACCGACTTTAACTGTGCTAGAAAAGCCCACCCGATAGCCACCGCCAGATGAGTCTTGCTCCTGCCTGGTTCGCCGTAGAGTAAAAGCAAGGGCGGGTCGATCTCACCCCGGATAAACGCTATCGCAGCCTCCAGCCCCTCTTCTCTACCAAGCACCGCTTCAAAAGTCGTGAGACGTTTGGTTAGCCGCGTCTCAAGCGGTAGATTAGACAGCCTGATTAGTACCTCTAACCTTTCTGAATCATCATCAAGAGTATCAGTAAATTCAAAGACCCCCGGCATAATTTGCTTTGTTCCCATTAACGTAATCCCTTCGCTTTCTCTTGAGCATCCAGCTCTGCTTCAGTCGGCACCCTCCCTGGGTAATGCCTGCCCGTCTTATCTTTATCAAATTCCTGCTTCTTGGTCATCCAGTTCCGAAATCGATTCTTCCAGAGGCCCTTGTGTTTTGGTGGCGCCCGCCCAGAATGCCAGTCCCGACACTCTTTCGCCAGTGCAATACTAAATTTTGGTTCTTGCTGGCTAAAGTCCCTCAACCAATCAAGGTCATCGTCCTTTTTAAATTTCCAGTTTTTTAACTTTGAGAGGAAATCTAAAAGTTCGTTTTCGGTAGTAGTAGGTGGTGCACTACGTAGACCGTTAGTATTGACTACGTTCTCTTCCTTATTCCTTATTCCGTATTCCTTATTCCTTATTCCGGTGGGGGTATGGGGGAGTGTTGTAGCCTGACTACGTAGTTCTCTAGGTAGGTTATTAGGTAGTGCACTAGGTAGTTCTCTATTAAATTGGCTTGGCGGCACCCAGTTCTCAGTAACTATCTCTTTGGGGGTTGGATGATAGCGCAGTCGGTCCTTCCAGCCCTCAGGCGGCGGGTACTCGGACGGGTATGCCCACTGGGGGCGGTGTACCTCCCACCAGTCGAGTAACTGAATGACAGCAGACTTCGGCGTTTCATATACCTTTATAAGATTGTTTCGTTGCAGTTCATCCAGTATTTCGGGTATGTCTGACTTGGTTATGTGGTCAATATTGGGGCAAACGGCGTACTTGACTTCTTCTGGGTCACCACATAGTCGGCCTTGGTCATCGGCGTTAGCCCACACCATAGGAAAGAGGAAGCCAGCTTTTAAGGACAGGCGACCGTATCGCCTGTCGGTCGAGTAACTTTGGGGAAAGACCCTTCCGCGGGCAACGATCCTTTTCATAACTCTCCTTAAAGCCAGAGAAAGATGGCCATCACACCTGGGGCTAATAACCACCTAGGGTGCCCTAATTCATAATGCATATGCTCATTTTCAGGGACGAGACGCATCCACAATGTGAGACCATATTCCGAGTCCCCACTTATAAATGGCGGATATAAATATTTATCCATCCCTGGCCATACTTTGGCTGGGAATAGCCCATGTTCGGCAATGATTCGTTGGATAATCTCAAGAGCGGGGTCATCCTCACGCTCCGCAGAGAGATATTCGTGGCATGGGCGACATACTCCTATCAGGTCAAGCGGAGACTCTTGGCCAAGATTCTCATAGGTAAGGTGATGGACATTCTTAATGGGGCGGGAAGCGCATCTTTCGCAGATGCTATCAGCTAATTCAATAACCTCTTTACGCTTGACTCTCCACTCTCGAGATGCCAAGTATTGTTGATAATCAATGGGTTGGCGTTTCCCTTGATTGAGCATCACTTACCTCCTTGTTCGGCTTTGGATGGCAGCGGCAACACAGCCACTCCGGTGGCCCCCAGGCTGTTCTCAGCCAGAATTCAACGCCGCCGCAGTAGCACTTCTCAGGCTTGCTTGGTATCACTGTCTCACTGCCGCTATTTGCCGATAACAATTGGCTGGGGTATCGGCTATGTCCTCCTGGGAGCTGTAGCCCAGCTCCTTCAGCACTTCCTTTGGCTGCATCTTCCTGGGCTTCCCGTTCTCGTCGATGACGGTGAAATCTTCGTTACAGGCGTGGTAAAGCTGATTGATAGTCTTTATTGTCTCGGGGTCCCGCTTCGCCTTGGGTTCGGCGGGCGGCGCTCCGCTTTTTTTGGGTTTATTCTCCGCCTTCTGTGCTGGAGTAACCCCCACGCTAGTCCTACTTTCTCCCACCGCCTCCCCAGGCATGGTTTTTACTCCAGCACCTTCGGCTAATAAGGTGAAGTCGCCTTCAATATATTTCTCCTCCATCACCTCCACACCCTGGGGCATCTCTGCAGGGTAGAGGCGATCCAGGGCCTGTCTTTCAGAACGTATTTTGGCCATATTGAGCTTGGTGTTCCCCTTTTCCGTGCCATAGGGCACTTCGTCCACTGGCCAGGAGCCTACCCCGTTTGCCTCAGCCCCGGTCTCCATGTCTTTTAGTTTGGTTAGAGCCCAGATTTTAGTGTCATCAACCTCGCCGTTGATTCTCTGCTGCTCCTCCTCGGTCATCCGCCGCGGGGTCATGTCCAAGTAGGAGTAGTTGTGCTTTCGGCGGGCTATCAGCCGATTGCTGCCAATACCCTGAACGACGGCCCAGGTCTCGCCGATGACCTTTCCTTCCTTTCTCCGCTTGAAGGAGATGAGGAAGATGTGCTTCATCAGGGGGTTGAGTCCATACTGGTGGCAGATTATTGCCGCCTTCAAAACCTCAACCTCCGGCGCCTCAGGCCAGATGGTCTTTAATATCTCCATGGCCTCCACCCTAGTAAGGGATACCACCCCTTGGTACCTCTCCAGCTTCATCGCTTTCTCTTCTCCCATTGCTCCTATCATATCTTCCCTCCTTGTTGGTATATTTGGTTCAAAGAGAGGCGGAGCCTCCCTCTCAATGCCCTCGTGGTGACTTCTATTCCACTCGGCACAGGCGAGAAAAGCCTTACCGCGGTCAAAGTCCATAAGGACGTCCAGTCTCCCATGGCATTCCTGGCACCGGTTCTTCTTGCGGAGTTCAAAAAGGTATTCCCTGGTTGTGTTTTCATCCTCATAGATTGGTGACATTTGCAACCTCCTCTACTTCACGAATGGCTGACCGGAGGACATTTTATTTACAATCTCAGATAGAGCTAGAGCTATTAAACCTAGATTACGCCGAGCAACCTTAAAGTCACACTCCCCATTCTTTTCATCCCACCAATTACACCTCTCTTGGATACACTGTACATGCTCATAGTAAAATCCCCCACTATCAGTCTGATGCCAATCTTTCATTATTGGGCACTTCATAGCTCAACCTCCTTTCCTATTCATGTTAACCATATCTTGGTAGAGTTCCTCATCGGATACGATTGCGAACATTTGTTTTGCCCTCTCTAGAGGTTTACCCCAGAGGTCAAAGTGAACTAAACCACCAGTTTCTTGCTGGTAGCTAGATTTAAGCCCGACCTTTTCCGCAGCATACGCTAAAATAGCCAGTGAGTTCGTATCCTCGTATAAATGTCCCAACTCCATATCTGGCGTAATTCCCAGAGCTTTGTTTTCAAAACCACCAAATAGGTGCAATTTCACAACCACTTGGCTCTCCTTTCTCAGTCTTCGGTCTCCCTTTTAGCTACTTTTGCTTGGCATATCTTTATTGGCACGCACCCAGCGAGGCAGTGATATTCTCCGCAAATTTTACATTTCTGTGGGCTATGGGTCATCGCTCAACCTCCTCTAAGTTTCAACAGTATCTAACTACTGTAATCCTTCTTTGGACTTCTTCAGCTCCTCGAGGGCTTTGATGGTCTGCTCCTCGAGATATTGAGCTGAAGGGCTAATGTGGTGGCGGTATTGCTGAAGCCCAGCCTGGTGGTAATGAATTAATACTTCTATCTCCTTAACATCCATCAGTATTCACCTACTGTCTAACTGAGAGCTTTAGCGCGTCCTCATATTCGACTATGGCCTTTGAGATAGCCAACGCTTTATCCAGGAGGTCGCCGGAGTGGGAACACAATGCTAGCTCCGCAATCTTAACGGCTGAGACCGTCATGGGCGAGTATTCATCGGCCCCTGGGATAAGGCGTCTGCTAATTTCGCTCTCCACGTCTTTGATAGCTTTTTCCATTTCTCTCCTTTCCTAGTATCGGCTACTGTTTCTTGATTAGTTTTCTGTTTTTGAAAGCTAGCATGTGAGGAAGCCGGCTCCTGGGGGGGTCTGAATCCAGCCGGAATAAAAGCACGGTTTCTCCTCCCCAATACCGCGTTCCGGTAATTCTACCAGGCAGCCACTTCTTCTCTAAGTAATAATCATGCCAGAGAATGCGGGTGCCATCCGGATACTGGGACCGCCATTCGTTAAAATCACTCTCCATACTTACCTCCACGCCGCGGCGCCGCTACTTTTCAGCTTGTTCCCGAGCCTTCTCCTGAGCCTCTGTAACCTGGAGGTCCATCATCAGCTGGGGGGAGGTGATAGTGACCGTTAGTGACCCACCGCTCTTGAGCAGGGTGTGGAGAGTCCGTAGCTGGTCAGCGGTAGGCTCTCCTTCAAAGGAGAACTTGGTCACCACACAGGACTCCTCATCTACAATTTTCTTCCTTGTACTCCAGGATAGCTTCTCAATGCTCTGAATGTTCACCTGTGGTCTTGGGTCTTCCGGTCGTTGTATTACCATGTTTTTCCTCCCTTTTATTTCGGTGTATGATTACTGTCTATTCCGGCAGCCTTCCCACTAGCCGTAGGAACTTGTCTATGTTCTGCCGTGCCCCATGCAAAAGGGGGATATCTTCAATGCCCTTTAATACTCTTCTCGGTGGTTCCTTGCCATCCGGTCCCTTATAAGCCATCGGGTAGACTTCCACATTGTAGGAGGCGAGGATTTTTACCCTCTCCACACACTCCTGTTCGATGACGGGAAATCCATACAAGAGATAAAAGCTTATCTTCCTTGAGCCTAGCCCGTTAGCTAGCAGTAGCTCAATCCCCTCTCTTACCGCCTTTTCATAGCCGATATGGTCAAAGGCAAACCGTAGCTCCTTTACCTTCACCTGCTTTAGATACTCAATATTCTCCTTGTTCAGTAGTCTAATATCCAAACCCTGATTGAAGTCCACCTCAAGCGCCTCGGTTATCAGGTCGCCCATCGTCTGCCGCCAGTTAGGACCTGCCAGAAGGTTGTTGTCCAGCAAAACTATCTTTCGGTGTCGGCGATCCCAAAACTCATAGATTCTAGTCCATGGCTCTATCTGCCCTTCCTTTACCGGCACGATGCACCAGGGGCACATCCTGATGCACCCCCTCGAGGTAAAGCCCATACTGAAATTCACACTGGGGTAGAGACTGTAATCGGGCATGATGTGTTCCACCCCTGGTGGGAGATCAGCCTTTAGGTCAATCCCAGAGCCACCGACAGTGGCTCCATCGGGGACACTGGTTCTCCTCTTGGCGTTCCAGGTAAAGACGCAGGATGCGTAGGTGATATCCGGTCCCTTGAGGGGGAAGTTCAGATATACCTCATCGCCCTGAGCTTTGTGATAAGCAGACAGCTTCATCAAAGCCAAGTTTGGTGATGGCCTCCGTCTATTTGATATGTCTAAGTCCATGAGTAAAATCTTCACAGTATTACTCTACTATTGGTCTAACTGCCGTTTGCCTCTTTTACTGTAGCCCTGTGGAGCAGGCTTGTAAGTTGCCAGTGCTGCCTAGCACCTACCCCACAGGGCTTCGTTGAGCCTGAGCCTACCAACCCCGATACTGTATACCAGTATCCCTTCTCATTCCTCGGCTCAGGCTTGCTTACTATAGACACCTTTTCTCCTTTAATATGGCTTCAGCCTCTTTTATGGCTAGGTGTGTATCAAAAAAGCTCTCCTGAGCTGCGGCATGGGCAGCTCGGAGAGGGGTAAAGCGTTGATGCTTGGTGATAACATCTGTTAGATTTAGCGCAGCGTATTTCTCGGTGGTGGATATGTTGGCGTGACCCATAAGCTTTTGCAGGGAGCGAAGGTCACCGCCGTTTACTAAGTAGCCCTTGCCAAAGGCATGCCTGATACGGTGACCACCAAGCTTTGGTCCAGGGATGCCGGTCTTTTCCATGTGAGCACGGACAATGTGGTAGATACCGTGCCTGGTTAAATGCCCTTTGTGGCCAAGGAAAACATACTCGTCGTTCCCATCTTGAGCTATGAGGGTGAGGAGCAATCTCCTTGTCTCGTCACTGATGGGCACTTCACGCTGGCCACATTTGCCGCGAACCGTCACTGTCTCGGTCTTGATGTCTTGCTTGCGGAGACTGGCTACTTCGCCTGACCGCATACCGCTGTCGACAAAAAGGGTCAATATTGTCCTGGCTCGCAAGTCTGATGCTGAGTTAAGCAACTTCATCGACTCCTCGGGCTCGAGGGTAGCCATGACTTTCTTGGGGCAGCGTGGAGGGGTAACCTTTTCCATGGGGTTGGCAGTTCCGTATCGGGCGTTAATGAATCTATAGAAGGCTCTTAGAGCTCTGAAATAGGCATGCCTATTTTCGGGGGAGCCCTGCACCTTGGATAGGAATGCTTCAACAGGGCTCGGTTCTTCCGGGAGCTCGGGACAAGCTTGGGCAAATCGCCGTAGTTTGTCTCTATACCAAGTGATAGTTACCGGGCTCAGGTTAGCCGCGGTGCGGGAGTCGAGAAAATTATTGGTAGCTTGCTCTGTCCTCACGATGACACCTCCTCATCCACTGTTCTATACCCTGCCATCGTGGGCGATGCAAATAAAAAACCAACTGAGCAAAGCTGGCTCAGTTGGTACTTAAGTGGGGGGTCTATTGCTAGTGCGTTTATGAGCTGTTTACCCAGGAACTCCGCATAAATCGGTGGGATTGCCTGTGAAAGCTCGGATTGAGGCATCCAATCAATCTGCATAGCTTGTTTGGCATCTTTCACACAAAAGTTATGCCCTGCAACTGATATGAGTTTGGCTTTGTTGGCAAAGCTGGAAAAGCCATCACTGGCAGCCGTATAGCCGACTTTGCCTTTACAGGCACAAGTAGCAGGCAAAAACCAGACTTCAAAACCATGAAGCTCAAAAAGCCTGTGCCGTTTCACTTTCAGGCCGAACATAGTTCCGCAAAGTGTGAGGGGGTTAATTAACGGTGCTCCTGGGACATTCTCTATAATAAAGGGCTTGCCTGTAGCCAATAATCGCTGTCGGATAGGTGTAATTTGGTCAGGATATTCTCGCTTCCAAATAGACTTGGCCTTAGTGAAGCCCTTGCAAATTGGACTTGCCCAATAAGCATCATAGCCATCAAGTGGACAGGTTAGAGCATCAGCAAGGATGAACTTGAAGGGATAATTTGGCTGAGGTTTTATATCGACACCGGTTACTTCAAAACCAGCCCTTGCTAGGCCTACAGAAGCACCACCGGCGCAGCAAAAGAGGTCTAATAGTTTTGGTTTATGATGAATACAGCATGACTTAGGATCATGTTGTATTCGGGGAAGTGCCGGAATTGGCAGACGGGCCAGATTTAGGCTCTGGTGCCGAAAGGCGTGGGGGTTCAAATCCCCCCTTCCCCACTGCCTAGCTAAAAGTCTGGTTCTCACTTTTGTTTCCCTATTCGCACCTTCTTGATTTTCCTGGGAATCAAGCTATTGGGGTCTAATTCTGCCTGTATTGTTAGCCTGACTCCCTCTCCAGCCTTTATTTCTACAGGCTTCTTAAACTTAAACTTTGTCTTCATCCACTCTCACCACATTCCTATACAGAAAGCGCATCACCAAGGAATGTAACCACCGGGGCATTAGCTTATGGTTAACTAACCAGCTCCACGCTCTGATAATGGCCCATCTCCAAAGTCTTGTATCGGGGTGTCGTATGATATTTAATCCTCTCAACTTTTCCTCTGGCTTTCCTTCTGTGAGTTTTGCTCTTAGAATTTTCCCTATTCACTTACTGTTTATTCTGGCAGCCTCCCTCCGACTATTATTTTCCTCATCGTTATAGACATCGAGAGGGGGTATTGGCTTGCCGGCGACATTGAAACACCAATCAACGAAATACGCGGCTTCTATAAAATCAACACTCCAGTTGCAGGTGTTAGCTGCTTGAACCAATGTGTCTAGAAACTCATCGGTTAGCTTTGGTTTAAGTAGCTCTTCTGCCTCATGGCGTTTCTTGTCTTCGTCTTCGTCAGTGTTCATATTTAGAATTTTCCTTTACTCTTTTATTTCATCGTGCTAGAATAATATAAGGTTTGAGGTTGCACGGCCTCATTGTCTCCTTGTTCAAGTCACCGGCTCAACCCCGGTGGCTTGCTTGTTTTTCTCCTTCTTCAGAGACTCCACTTGATCAAGCGTTAGGAAAGGTAGCCCTAAAAGTCTTACTGGGGTAACCTTCCCCTGCTTTATCCATCGCCAGAGGGTTACATAGCTAATCTCCAGTCGCCGACTAGCTTCTGAGAGATTGACAAAGTTACTGTCAGTTCCAGTTGTTCTTTTCATACGTAATAGTCTATTACACTTCGGGGTAGCTTGTCAAGCCCCCCCTTTGGTCAATTTTAGGGATAAAAAAGGGGGGACTCTAAGCTGACATCGCTCAGAGTCCCTGTTTTGCCACAGCAGACGCACCAGAATCAAAATCCAAGCATTTTCAGGGTTGGTTAATGGTTTAGTATTCCCTAACTGGCGGCGGGATGCCACTTGCCCGATTACGCCAATGGCGGCACACGGGAGGGGTGCTTCACCCTTCTAGGGAGCTGCTAACTCCTAGAACCCTTGTTTCCCCTGGCAGAGCCCGCCATAAGTCTTCTTACGCCGTCGGGTAATGAGTCCACGTGGGTATGTCTTCAGGTGTTGTATACGCCCAATAGGTCTCGGTCGTGCTACTGTCTGGGAACGTACCGTCGGTAACTAAGCCAGTTTCGTCAACTGTCCAGCTTCCCTTGAGTCGGGCAATGCTACCCTGGAGGTACTCACCTATATCAATCGCTGGGTCGGCGTTAATCACGCCACCGCCAGCGGCACTAGAAACAGCATCACTTCCGTCGATAGTCCCTACGCCGGCGTCAGCCATACCGGCATACACTGCTACCTGAACGCTACCCAGCTCTGATTCGGCGGCTCCTTTTTGTCCCGACTGCAGGAACCTAGCAGCATTGGGCACTACTACTGCCGCCAGGACACCGAGGATGAGAATCACGATTAGGAGTTCAATTAGCGTGAATCCCTTTTCACCATGGCGGAACGATTTTAGAAACCTCGTCACGGTATTACCTCCTTTCTTTTAAGACTTTTCTGTGGTATACTGAAAATGTGATGCGGTTACTCTTAGCATTACCCCCTTTCAGCCGAGAGCCACTAGCAACGGTACCTCGGCTTTCTTCATTTTTATTACTCTTGAGGTAGTAATTGTCTCGCCGAGACAATATACCAAAGTATAACGCACCTCCCACACGAATGCAATAGGTAAAAAGTAATGTTACTTTTTGGGGTGTAATTGTCAATTTTTGGACAAAAAGGGGGGAGCGGAAATCCGCTCCCCCCAAACGGTAGTCTAGTTCTGTTTACCTATCGGTGAAACAGGTAACGCATTTAACTAGTGGCCAACTCCACTTGATTGTGATAATACGCATCAATATTATATTCTGGACCTCCGTCTCGGCAACCCAGCCCAACACGATGGTTTTATTGTCCAGGAATATACCCGTAAACTCAAAATCCCCCGTTTTTAGGCGAAGATATCGCTCCTGCATTTACCTCCTTCCCTTCTAGTATATCACTACAAGTAATATACTAAAAAGTAAACAGTGCCGGCTGCGCCGCCTCTTTCGCGGCTGCCTCTTCTTCTTTCTTCTGCCGCCTCTCAGCTCGGTCTCGTTCGAGCCTTACCTGGATTCTCTTGCGGTAGAGCCACTCTTTGAGCCGATTGAGATCCCGCATTTGCTCATCATCCAGCTTGTCCACGGCGATATCCGGCGGCATTGTAACCCCCGACTCCTTGGTGCGCCACTTCTCATAGACTTTGGTGGCGATGTAGAGGTAGATTTGCCCCCAGTCGTGGTCCATAGGCTGAGTTAAGGCAGCAGTATAGAGATAGGCGCAGGCTTCAGCATCCGTCCCTGTCATCTCCTCCCCCTTGAGTGCCCTCATATTCATCGCTAGTCTCTCTAGGGTAATAGTATTCTTTAACCATTCGGGAAGACTGTCGCCCCAGCCCCCGGGAAAGACAAGGATGGGGTCTGTAAGGCATCCCACTATCTCGGAGATGCCTTTCTCAATTGATTGAGTCATATTCAGTTATCATCTCCTTTCTTTTTTAGTTCGGGTATCTGCCTGCCCCGCTTGCTTCTGTAGCAACATCGGTTACCTTTGCGCCAGTAGCAAGACGGATAACAATACTCCCGCCCAATCGGGCACTTGGCTACTCTCACACCCTTGTCTTCAGTCATATAATCAACCTCCTTTCTTCTCTTGCTGAGCTAATTCCACCAGTGGGCTGAAGGGATTTCGCTGGTTAAACCCCCCAATCTTGTTTAGATGTACCCATATTGCGGCCCAGTAGCCAAACATCATAAACTTGTATTGACCCAGGGCGCGCCAGGCTTTTGCTTCCGCTAGGTTAAGTTCTACTTCTAAATCTGGCACAATAGCACCTCCTTTCGGGCGTAGTTACCCCTTCAATTTTGTAACAATTCTGTTACAATTCTGTTACAGTTTTGTCACAGTTTAGTCCTTAAACTTGGTTATCGTTAGACACGCATAGTGGGACCGGTAATTATCTATCGGGTGCTCCCACAAGCCGTTGCGGAAGTCCAAAAGGTAAAGCCAGTAGCCCTGGTATTCTTGCTCTCTGACCGCCACCAGGTAGTCGGTGAATATCCTGACCTGTGCTGACCTGCTTCCCCAGAGGACTACCACGCTAGGGATATAGTCTTTAGTGTGCCTGCCTGGGGGATACCAGTCCAGCTTGAGCCTGGGGAGCTTGAGGTTGTCAAGCCAGAAGTGTTTTCCCCCAGCATCATACGAACCAATATGGACATCCTTCCCCTCAAGCTCGGCAAGGATTTCCATTAGCCTATTACAGGCTTCCCTCCGTCTCTTATGGAGCGGGATTTGGGCTACCCTACTGCCTACTCTGACTGGGGTCATCGGCTCTGGCTCTCCCACCTCAACCTTAGCCTCCTCAAAAAGTCCGAGCTGGGTTGTCATCTGTCTCACCTCCTTCTTTGCTATTTTTGGGCATAGCTACCTGTTCAAAGTGATACACTTTGCACTACTTTGCACTACTTTGCGACACTTTACATCAGTTTAAGTGTGCTACCGTTCTTGAGTTTTGCCTGCTCCCTCTGTAGTGTTTGGCTAGGGATAGACTTTCGGACTGCCTCTATTCCAGCTTTCAGTCGTCCCACTGGCTCAAGCTGGCTTCCCCCGATTGCCCGCTCTATCTCGCCAAGGATGCGGATAAGGCGGTCGTCAACATACCCCGGTAGATTGTCTATCTTGCGGGCTTCCCGCAAGACAAGCCTTGCCTGCTCTAGTGGCTCGGCTGCCTGATTGACAAACTCCTCTGCCATATCCATAGCCTCGCTAACCTTTACCGCACTCCATCTGATAGGCATAGTTTCACCTCCTTTCTTGGCATAGTTATCCCTTCAGATTTAGGTTAGTTAAGGTCTCCTAGCTTAGATTAGCTAACCATAGTAAGATAAGTATAGCGATGGTAGATAAGCCTACTATGATTACTACCTGTCTCCAATTCACTCTCACTTTCTCCCCTCCTTTCTATCTGATTTGGAGCAAAAAGAGGGGGGCGGTAGTCTAAGGCTTCCGCCCCCCTGGCTTTGGTAAGAGGGGCGAAGCCCCTCTCTTCGCTATTCAGTTTTTACTTTCAGACATCAACCTTTGCTTGGTTACAGGTCTAGCTTTAGCTGGATAGATATTTTTTCGTTTGGGCATCTGAATTGCGGGTCAATGTCACCTATGGTTCGGGGCATACCTTCTCCGTTATATGCCCACTCTGCCCCACAGGTGAAACAGACAAAATATCTACCCCATACATTCCAAGCTGTAGTGTGCTTCATCTACCCCGCTTTCTAGCCACAAAAAGAGGGGTATCCTTCCCACGCCTTCGGGGAAGAATACCCCCTAAAAATAGCAAAAATAGGGGCTATCCACCCCTATTCTTGCGTGGCTGTTTTGTTTTGTGAGTTCAAGCGTTCTAGGCTACGGCTACTTTGTCCCTCTTTCGGCTACGCTTCGGCTTGGCTTCGGCTTCCGCTTCGGCTACCGCTTCCGCTATCGCTTCCGCTTCTGCTACCGGCTCGGCTTGCTCGGCTAGGGAACGGTCTTTGGCTACCTTCTCGGCTTCCGCCCACGACATCGGCTCGGTTGGCTCGGTAGGTTGCTCGGCTTTGGCTGGCTTGGCTTTTGCCTTTTGCTCGGCTTGTGACTTATCGGTCATCATTGGCATTACTACCAACTGATAACCGTCGGTAGTGAATAGAGTCGGTGAATAGGCATTGATGAGCTTAAAATCTACCATACCACCACAAGCCCGCAAGGCTTGAGCAAGGTATTGACCGTCTATCCGCACAAAGCCTTCGCCATCGGTATCAGCGGTCAGCTCGGCTTGACCCTTATCATCAGGATTAGCCATCACTATTTTACCGTCGCCAATGGTCAAGTCTATCGGATAGGCTTTCGGATTATCGGATATGGCTTTAAGCGAATTGACCGCCTTGATTGCCTCTACCGTGTCAAAGTGGGCTACCGTGTTAAACTCGGTAGGAATTAGCTTCTGATATTCGGGGAAGCTACCGCCCACGCTAACCCACTTATAGCGGATTAGCTCGGTGTCTATAATGAGGCTTGACGGTATGGTAACATCCTCTTTCCCAAAGCTAACCCTAGCCCGCTTTGCCCGCTTTAAGGCATTGGCTATACCTTTAAGGTCGTTACGGTTTATCAGGGCTTCCCCTTCCCCATCATCATAGTCAAGGGTAACTATTGCTAGCATAAAGCCATCGGCACTAACCAGCGTCAATTTACCGTCTTTTGCCACAAACTTGACGCATTGGAGTATAGGTCTAGCGTCATCAGTAGCGGTAAACGGTAGCACTCTATTTAGTGCGTCGGCTAACTCAATAGCTCCCACATTAGGCTTGACGGTGTTACAGGGGCTAACCCTAACATCGCAAAGGGTCAAAGGCGTTTTTTCACCTATCCAGTCCATATCGGCTAGATAACTGGTATTAGCTCCGCAGATAGCTTTAAGCCTCTTACCGATAGCCTGCGACTCGCTAGCACTACCATTTGAGGGGGTAACCTTGACAATGTTACTACCCCCCAAAGCCTTTAGGTATCCGAGTAAGCCTTTACGCCCTAGAGTAACATCGTTCAATATCACTCTATCGGCTAGTGCCCTAGACAGGGCACTTACCAGCATAGCCTTATGAGCTACAAAGCCCTCGCCTGAACGCTTGCCCACGATATTCAATTTTTCCACTTGACCCCCTTTTGGCTATCTGGTAGTGGGCAAGGCTACCAGCTTCACCTAGTAGTAAACTACTGTATAACTGCGACACGCTAGCTTATACAGTGCTTCCACTATCTATACTGTAAACTGAGGGTCAAATGCGACATTTTAGACTAAAGCTAGTTGGTAACGCTTCCGATAGCGTTCCAGATACTTCTGGTCGTTTTTGTTTAGCGGAATACCGTCTAGCTTCTTTGTCGCTATTTCAATAAGTCGCACCTTGCAACCGAGCAACCATTGGCTAGCGTCAACACGACTATCAATGTCAATTGCCTCAATAGCCTTATCATCGGCTACGGTATCCAGCAGTCGGCACTCATAGCCATCGTAGTCGGTAGTTGACTGGTCAAGGCTTTGTATAGGTCGCACCGCTAGGAAGGGGCATTGTCGGCATTTAGACGGTTTGTCCTTAAAGCTACAGTTACCATTATTAGGCTCTTTGGCTATACCGTCTATAACACAGACCTTGACTAGCGGCTTAATGATTTGCCGCCAATATAAGGCTACCGTCAAGCTAGCTATCCGATAAGCTCGGAGTATCGGTATCGGTTGACCGTCTCTTTGCCTTGCCTTGTGAAGCTCCAGTAGTATGGTATGGCGTATATCATAGCGGTCTTGGCTAGGGACTCTATGCTCATATTTGAGGGCTACCTCTAACCAGTCCCGCCACTCCCCCGCAAGCTGATTATAACTAGCTTCAATATCGGCTATCGGCTTGGCTTGGCTTGGTCTAGTCCTTGACTTATGCTTATGCTTTTCGCCTTTAAGTAACCTTTCTGGTAACTCATTGGCTACCTTGCGGGCATAAGCCTTGATTTCGGCTGTTAGTTCCGCTTGTCTCATCGCTTCCCCCCTTTCGTTTTGCCCAAAGAGGGCAAGCGTTCCCGGCTTCGGCTTCCAGTATTCAATTCTTAAGGTGCTCTAGCTTGCCAGGCTAGCAATCCTATGATGGACTGGTATTTTAGCTTGTCTTGCCTACCTTTCCTCTTACTCTAATAAGAGGTAATCTAGATACGATTATATCTAATCACAAGACAATATAATTTGTCAAGTTTATTTTAGATATGGCTATGATTGATTTTGATATGATGATATAAAGGATATAAGAATTGCCAAAATAAAAGGAGTAAGCCAGCCTATTATCGGGCTGGCTTACTTTGGTAGTAGGGAGCACGCCCCACTTTGAAGGGGCTAAGCCCCTTCAACCTCTCCTTTCAAGGAGAGGGGCAGTGCCCCTCTTATTTGTTTGTATTAGCCCACAGCGGTAGGAATGGGTGAACGGCAAACACCTCTCGGTCAACAAAGAAGGGGTCGGAGCCCACTCGGTCAGTAAAGAAGGGGTCGGAGTTTAATATCTCCGGTCGGCCATATATCCCGCCCATCGGTGTTCCCATAAATGTGGCGCCGGTGGACTTCCTGCTCCAGCGAAGGAAGTAACCGATATAGGTTAGAGGCTTGTCGGCTTTAGCCAGGGCTATCGGTAACTCGTTGACCAGTGTCCGGCGAAAGCTGTGCCATCCATAGCTTGGTTTCTTCTCCCCCAGTCCCTTGACACATATCCGGTCAAACATAAAGGTTAGTGCTCTTACATTATGCTCCTTGGGATGGTAAGCCTCAATGTAAGGCATTATCGCATCGGGGACCAGATGTGTTCTCTTTTCCCCCCCCTTAGCGGTGTCTATGTAGAGAGTATTGCCCTTTATGTCCCGTTTCTTAATTCGGGCCAGCTCAATTCTCCTGGGGGCAAGGATGGTGGCTATCGACAGGTAGAAGCACTCACCTTTGGAGTAGAGCTCACGGTTTCTGATTAGTTGCTCCACCTCTTCCCTGGTGAACCCCGGCGTGGTTGCCACTGATGGTGACTCAGGACGGTCTCCCTTTTCCAGTGGCCAGTCCCAATGGTTGGCGCGATAAAGTTTTTCCAGCACAGCATAGTAAGTTCTGAGGCTGCCCTCGCTTATTCCCTCATCTCGCCTATGCAAGAAGTATCGGCGGAGATCCATTTCCCCAGGCGGCAGCCGGTCCCCCAACCATGTCAAAAACTGTCCGGCTATGGAAAGATAGTTGGTGAGAGTGCTTGGAGCCCGGAGTCGCGGGGAGCTCAGGACCAGCTTTAAGTTCTCAAGTTCGGTTTGCATTCCGAAGCCTCTCGTATGCCACTCCGAGTTGGAAGCCGGCATAGACAGCTGCTAAGGGTCGGAGCTCCACGCTTGCTAGTCTAAGGAATGTGGTTACCACTTTCCCAGAATCTCTAGAAGGGACCTCTACCTCCAAGGCAAGGTCAATAAGCTCATCGGCCGCTTTGAGCCACTGTTCCAGCTCGGTGCCCTTATATTGTTCTCTGAGAATTGCCTCTACTTCCTGTCGCCATTTTGGTAGTTTGTATGCTTTCATTTGACACCCCCTACACAGTTGGAGTATAATAGGTAATCTAGTTTTAGTCTACCATAACTGTTTTAGGATGTCAAGAGGGGGTGAGGGTGCTATAATGAGCTTATAACAGAGGAGGCACAGAGACGGCAAGACAAAGACAAGACACAAGACAAGACAAGACGAGACAAGACAAGACAGTGTCTTTGACGGCAGCCAGGGAGGTAATCGCTGCCAGGATCGTTAAATTCGCTGAGGAGAACAACCTCAAAATCCACCCTGGGCAAGAGTCTCTTAGGTGGGCTGACCTGGTGATAGAGAAGGGAGGTTGCCCTTGTGTGCCCGGACGGAATCACTGCCCTTGCGAGTTTGCCCTGGAGGATATCAAAAAGCTAAACCGATGCCGCTGCGGACTGCTTGTGAACGGAGCTTACATTGAAGAGTATAACATGCTGACTGCTCAGTTGAAGGAGAAAAAGAAGTGGACCCGAAAGCCAAAGGGGAATTCCTCAAGAAAATCAGCATAAACGGATTTTCTATCACCGAGGAAGATAATACGCTAACCTTGCGTCCCAGGGGTGCCGAGACGATAGCTGAGATTATCATTGAGGAAGTGGAGACAAATGTCTGGAAGGTGGTTGGCGCCTCGGGCAGATATGCCGTATTTTATCGCGGTAAAAAGCGGTCTTACTTTGAGAGTTACATCAACCGGTGGGCGGTAGAGGCGGTGCTTCAGACTGGGGGGTAGCCGATTGCTCTCCCGGGGGCTCCCGAATAGCGATAATCTCGTCCCCGCACTTGGACAGAGTAATGTCCTTGCTGTGGTAAATCTGGCAGAGTCTCACCCCTTTACCATCCTTAACCAGGGCTGAAGGGAACTCTATCTTATCCCCAGCGCCCGCTTTATCAAGCAACTCCAGGGCTTCATCCGACGTAATCTGGAGCACCTGAACTTTGCCTGATTCTATCTCGGCTTTGAGTGCCTGTTTTACTTCCTCGCAGGGTGTACATTCCTCGTCATCGAGGATGTATATCTTCCTCTCTTCCTCTTCGTTGTTCGACATCTCTCTCATAGTCCTCCTTCCAAGTTGGATATTCAGCCAGTATTTTCTCCGTGGTGAGCCCTTTTAAGGCTTCCCTAGCTGCCAGGGCTGACTCAGGGATTGGATTCCCAGTCTCAGGATTCAGGGTCACTCCAACCTTGCCCTTTATCTTAGCCATCGCTTCATGGACTGCCCTCCGGTAGAGATATTGCCTCAGGGTGGGGGGCTTCACCTGGCGGTAGTATTCTACTTTTACGAGCTTGATTTCTTCGACCATGCCATTACCTAAAGGCATTATAAACACAAAAGGCAACCGTGTCAAGGCTGCCTTTTGTTCTTTTTCAGTTGTCAGATGCTCTCAGGCGAGCTATCTACCGTGTTTTTCCGCAACACAAGCTGCGGTCGCCGGCACTAGTCTGCCCTTATAGACTAGGGTTCCGTTCCTACCAGCGCACTCGCCCTTCTTGATGAGAAAGCCAGTGAGGTGCTTGGGAACTGTTCCCTTGGGGAAGCTGGCCCTCTTGACTACCACGATATCGGGGTTGAAGGGAGTACGGCTGATGGACATTTCCCGGCTCGACATCAACTGTGCAAGGTTGGCATAAATACCTGCCATGGTGCTTTCCTCCTTTCCTCTTTTTGGTGGCTCTCGGTGGTAAGCCATTATAATATGGCTTTACGCCACTTTACGCCATTACACTTAATAAAACAGTAGCACAAAGGGGAAAGTTTGTCAAGAGGGGCAAACGACCTATTTTATCGGTTTTGGTAGCGGGCAGAGCAAACATACAGGGCAACAACCGTCTTTATCCAGCGGTCCACCACAATTTGGGCAGTTAGTAGCCTTTAATCTTTCTCTCAAAATTCTCTGTGCATCTGCAACAGCATTAGGGTAGGAAGGCAAGCCTTGTCTTTTGGGCGCAAATTTGAGTAACCGATATGCAAACTCGGGCAGGTCATATATTATGTGTTTCATAGACTGGCTCCTTTGGTTCTATCATAGCAACACGTGAGATGTTACCCAAAAGTCTCTTGCGAAAGTCTCTGACCTCCGATGCCATCAGCGGGTACTCAGCATCATATCGGCCGCTACTGATAGCCTCAAAAGTCCCTCTAGGCATGGCAGTCGTTACCCAGTCTAGTATTTCACGGTAAATAGGATTGTGTGGGTCAAGTGGTATTAGCTCCTCGGCAACAGCTTCAAAGAGAAGGCTATGCTTGGAGTTGAGGCAATCGCAGGGCTTACCGTTTATCCTCAGCTCATTGGCCAGATCCAGCTCCAACTTGTAGAGTTCCTTACCCAGTCGCCGCTTCAGTTGGGCGATGGTCTCCTCAGTGGTCGGTACTGCGGATTCTATAGGGAGTCTGGTGATGGTAGAAGTCGTCTTTTCTGAAACATGGGTTTGGGGGGGGATCTTGGTGTCTCTCATACTGTCCGCCAATTTCTCTAAGGCTTTGGTGTTGTCCCGGGGGGGGAACAAGGCTCTCTCAATCGGCAGGTAGTCTACAATGCTGGTAATGAGTGCCATCCAATTCATAGTTAGCACCTCCTCTCACACCAAAAGATAAAAGACAAGACAACAAATTGTCAAGCCGTCAGACCCTCTTGGCTCTATTATACACCCCATTCAGCATAAGTCCAAGAAACAATGGCTTTACGCCTCAAAAGACAGCAAGACAAAGACACCAAGTCAAGACGGCAAAGACTATCTAATTTTCGTGTCTTGTCTTGCTGGACTTGGACTTGGACTGAAGCTGATGAAAGATGGGGTAACCCATACCGCTTCCTGGTGGCAAGACAGTGTCTCGTTTGTTGTCTTGTTTAGATACAAAAGAGCAAGACAAGACACAAGACATTGTGCCTAAAACTGTCTTGCCACCTGAGGTCATCGGAGTATGAACCAAACCAATACCGATTACTAATGGCAAGACGTGTCTTGCATTTTTGTCTTGTTTGTGCTTTACTAGATATATAAGGCAAGACAAGACACCAAGACAAAGAGGGAGGGAATAATAATCAGGAAAATCACCTTTCTAATTTAGGTTTAGTCTATTAAGTAAAGAGAGGGCTAGCACTTTCGGGCGAGAGTCTGAGAGCTAGCCCTCTCTTCTTTTGACCGGAGTGCTCGTTAAAATTGAGGAAAGCCGGGAAGCAACTTTCAATAAAAGGTTGAAAGCTTCCCGGCTTTCCTTTTGGAGAGAGTTGCTTCCCACCGCACAGGTCGAGTGCAGTAATTCAGAAAAAGGAGGGAATATGGCATCTATACAGCAGCTACTGGAGGCATTAAATACCAAGGCAGCACCAGTTTCCTCGAGTGAATTGTCTCAGGAACTGAGGGCTACAACGGAGACGACGCTAACACAACTAAAAAGGGAGAAGGAAAAGGGAAATGTAGATGGCAACGTTAAAGAAGGCTGGCTGATAACCGATGTAGGTAGGGAGGCCTTAGAGAGGGGGGTTCACCCAACTATGATAGATGAGGGTGTCACCCCGAGACAACAGTTCGAGGCCATAGGCCAGCGCATAGGCATACTGGGAGACAGGATTGTCCTGGCTGCCGACATTGTCTGGAGCGGAGATTACGCCGATATCAAGTGGGTATGGGAAGCCCTGGGGCAGGCTAATCTTGCCGCTGATGTGAAAAGCCTGTGGGTCAACGCTTGGCGTGCCAAACTTCAAAAAGCAATTCCACCTGAGCTTTTAACTGAGCTCACCGGTGCGGCCAAGCTAGCCGCGGGGGAAGGCGAACTTGGTGTGGCTCGGACTAAAGTCCCTGACAGGGACTACATTATCACCGAGGATATACCGGTAAGGGTGGGCACTGGTCTTGGTGACTACACCATGCAAGATGCCAAGGATATCCTGGCTATAAGGGCGTTAAAGAATAGACTAGGGGGCGCCGTGCAAGCAGGGGGTACCCAACCAGCAGCCATGGAAAAGGTCTCGGAGATCCTTACAGCCCTTGAGCCTTATATCAATAAGGGCTCTGATATTGCTTCATTAAAAGAGATTCTCGCCGACAAGCTGGCGCTACAGAGGCAGGAGATACTAAGCCATATACCCCAACCGGGGTTAGCTACTCAGCCTAAGTCCTTTATGGAGCAGCTCACTGACTTCATCAGTGCTATGAGTCAAGTGAAGGAGGCCGGTCCAATGCTGAAGTCAATACTGGGCATCCCTGAGCAAACTTCAAATTCATTTTTTCCGGCTCAAATAACTGGACTGGATGGGCAGCCAAGCGTTATGGATTTAACTAAAGTTTTGGACTTGCGCAAGTTTCTTGTTGAGGAAAGAAGAGAGGAAGACCGCCACAAGACGAGGATGGATATAAGCAAGGGCTTCAAAGAGCTATTGGATAAGACAGGTAGAGCCCTTTCCCACATGGCAGAGGAGGAGAAAAAATAGTGGCAGTCAAAAAACGCCTTGTCAAAGCAGTCAGTATTTTTACCTTTTGGTTTCTCGTTGAAATGAATCATGACAAGATTATTGCGGGACTCCGAGATTATTTGGCTCCGATACAGCTTGAAGATATCCCCGAGATGGTCAGAAAGGGCACATTCCCATCACTGGAGCATCTTGACTTCTCCGCAATGAGCGACTATGCCGAGCACCTTGAGAAAGTGCCTTTAGTCACACTGCCTCCCAGTAAAAAGCCTTCACTCGTGGAGTATCTAGCCGAAGCCCGGCCAGACTTAGTCAAAGCGATACAGAAGATGGGCGCGCAGGGTGCCGAATACTTGGTAAACTTGCGGCTCCACCTCCTCAAGTTGGTCAAACACCCGGAGAAGCCTCTGGCAGAGTCAACTGAGTATGAGCCAAAGGGTGGAATGGTTAAAGCAACCTGCGACCAGTGCGGAAATTCCTTTCCTATACCCAAGGAAGAAGCCTCATCTATCAAGGAGTGTCCTTTCTGTCACGCAGCCTGACAAGATTTAATAGGAGGTTAATACCAAATGTATTTCCCTATGGAGTTCCCACGATGCCCCATCTGCCGTTGCGCTGATACCATCTGCCGGCATGCCTGTGCCGATGAACCTTCTATCCCCAAGGGCACCTTCGTCTCCCTGGACAAGGTCTTCACCCCAATCCAAGACTTAAACAAAATCACTACCCCCACAGTTAAGGGAATTCTACTCCACTTCGATATTTGTGCTAGGTGCGGCACCCGGTACTGCACCAAAGCCGAGATAATTTCGGTACCAGTAACGATACAGCACCGCTCTGGATCAGAAATAAAGGGATTAGGTGCACTGAGGTAAACCGATGATAGACTTTGAAGAGATGAAGCAACATCAGGAAGAGGGACAGAGAGATATCGACTCCCTCCAGAACGATGAGAGGGACATACTGAGGCACTACTGTAGCCTAGGCACCGAGGCAATACTAAGGCTGGGGGTCCAGCGCAAGGCTCCCGTAGATGAGGTGGTTATCAATGCCTTTAGAAGCGGTATCGCCCTGGGGCTCCACCTGCAGGTAACCGCAGGTGAGGTCAGAGGGAGGTAACTAGCTAGTCCTTGTCAAGCTCCCCCTAGCGATGTATACTTTGGCTAACGGGGGATAGCCGTGAATAAACTTCTCATCGGACTAGGTATCTTAGGAGTTGCCAGTATACTTCCAATCTGGCGTGGAGCTAGCCATTCACGGCACGATGGAGTAAATTTCTGGAGACTTCTCCACGACTCGACTAATCTTACTCCGGATAGTCCCTTTGGTCACCCACACCTTCCGTATTCGGAAGCCGAACGGCTTGCCAGAGACGCTTACGAGGAGGCATTGAGGGCACATGGAACCTGAAAGAGTTAAGGAATTAAAAAGGGTCGCTCCTCGTTTGTTTCTCGGGCTTCTAGCAGTGGAGTCCTTCGCGTTACCTATCTTCAGAAGCGGCGGGCGTACTGGCTTGTCCTTCATGGGATGGCTTGTCAACCACACAGTTTTCGGACCCCCGGTAGAATATGTCCCGGTAGAGGACTATGCTCGTGAGCTAGAGGGAACCTTCCCCTGGTATCCCGTCAAAGAATCCACTCAAACTTTTAGAACAATGGAGGAAGCTATGGCTTACTTTAAGACTGACCAGGTGGCGGTGAAAGAGATGCTGAAAAATGGCGCCATTTCCATAGTCGCCGGGGATAGCAAACTTCAACAGTATGATGACCTCTTAGCCGATGTGCGGTATGACCAAAAGTATCATTCTATCCGCTCACTGGTGCAACCAGACGATCCGGAGGTAAGGGATATCGCCAGGGTGCTGGTGCAAGCCCCTGATTTCATCACTGCCGCCCAGGAGTTCGTTAATTCTTTTACCACTTACCGATCCGAGGTTGGCGACTACTGGGCCGAACCTAAAGAGACTTTGGCAGAGACGGCGGGGGACTGTGACGACAAGTCCATTCTTCTCTGTAGCATCCTCCGAAACTATATTCCGCCGGACAAGGTCTACTGCGCCTTCGGCCTGTGGAAAATGGGCGATAAGACAACCGGTCATATGTGGGACATAACCGAGGGAGAGGACGGCGACGACCGTATCTTAGAAGCTACCGCTGGACCGGAGAAATCATCCAGGGGTAAATATATCCTACACGGCATGTTTAATGATCAGTATTGTTTTGCCACAGATATCGGGCTTCGTGAGTTTGATTTGAAGCCTGTGGAAATGGCAGAGGTAATGGCCAAGGAGGTAACCTATGGCAACAAAAACAAGAGCAACCCAATTTAAGAAAGGCTTGAGAAACTTCGATGATATCCTCTACATCTGCACCGGCAGGCGTCTAAAGTATGTCGCCGGAAGGACGATAAATATCTTTGGCGAGGAGTTAGCAAAAAAGGCAGCCAATTGGTTTGCCGGTCCCGAGGAGCGAGAGTTAGCACCTGATAACCCTTACTTTATACTCGGCATTCACCCTGAAGCTATGGATGTGGTGGTTCGGTCAGCCTACCGCGCTTTAGCCAGAGAATACCACCCCGATACAGGGACTAAACCAGACCCCACGAAATTTCAGCAAGCAACTGAAGCCTATAACGCTATCATGACTGAGCGTAAAGAGAAGAAGGGGAAGTGATGTCCAGCCGTAAGATAGCCCTCGTATTGACATTTGCCCATTTTGCGGACAATAATAGGGTAAATGGATGAAGGTTATCTGCGGCCGGAGCACTTTATTTTCAGCACTGCAATAGGGGCGCTTACCAGCCTACTTATTAACGTTGCCGCACGGCCGACAGAGACCGAAGGGAGGTATCCTATGGAAGTCGCAGAGATAGTCGGCTATTCCAGAGAAGACCTTGCTACTGCTCTTGAGGTGATGGAGTCCACTATTGATATGGGACAGAAAGCCAGAATAACCATCTGCACCGAAGGCATGCCAACTGAAGAGGAGCTCGACTACATGTTCCTGGGAATGGTGGAAACTGGTTGCCATCTAACTAGACCAACTGCCGCACTGGTTGAGGGCATACCCACCACTGAGTTTGTTTTGCAAAAAGGGTCACCCCAGTGGCAGATTATCATCCCAATTCTCGTTCCCCTTTTCACCATCGGGCTAATTGCCTTCGGTATTATGAAGATCGAGACAATTAGCCAAGCACTGTTACCGATATTAATTGTTAGCGTTATCGGGATTATTGGGATAGCTATAATTGTCCGAGGGCCAGCCGTGAAGTACATAGAGCGCGGGGGAACTAGGCTTCCAGAGACAAAAAAAGTACTGGCCGTCAGGTAGAGTCTAAGTATCTGGCGGCTACTCATGAGCAGCATGGGGGCACTGCACAGTATTCTACTACTGGCAACCCTAAACTCACTGATGAGCAACTGGCTGGAGAGAGAGAGCCAATTCCTTTCACTCCAGTAAAGCGCTTGCAGCGCGATGATGTTCTTTACGTCACAGAAGCAACTCGTCCACACCCGATTGAGGGTTACTCCAAGGCTCACAAAGAATATTCCGTTATTGACCTGCGAAGCTACAGACGAGGCTACGAACCAAGGTTAGAAATCCAGGGTATTTACACTCCGAATCCCAAGGACACCTTCAGGCTCCAAGACGGCCACTTGCCAGCCTATCAGCCAACGACTACGGGAGACCAACTACTGAGCGAGCTGAGAAGACGAGGTCTCCACAAGGCCTTTAGGATAGCCCCTGTTTATTCTACCCAAACTACCAGCCAAAAATACGTCAGGGTCCTGAGCCCTGGCCAGACTGTCTTTTACTTTGATGACCTCGTCCTCAAGGAATCCTTTAACAAGGAAAACGAGAGGGTCAGAAAGCTGGGGCAGAATCCAGCGACCGGCGAAGTCTGGGAAGAGGGGAAACCCAGACGACTCCCCCAGAGTGAGACAATTTCATTACCCGAAGAGGGAATTTTTAAGGTGGGGGATGTGTTCAAAACTCCGAGAGGCGAAGTAATACTTGATTTTTATGCTGGGGCTGATAGGAAGTGGGTAGTCACTTATGAGCCAGAGGGCAAACGGGTAAGGTTAGATGTTGTAACAATGGATAAAATGGTGGATTCAGGGGAATGGGTGCATCAACCAAAGGAAGTATCCTTCTCTGATTTAGAGTTTCTGGCTACCGTCAAGGATTTATCCAAACTAACGCAATTCTGTAAACAGAACCCGCAGAAGCTTGACATGATAATGAGAGTGCTTTACCTTGCAGGCGTTGACGATAGAGATATTGATTATATTAGTGGCGGGCTATGGGCAAGAAAGAAAGCAATTATAGGGTTAACAGTAGAGGAAGGGACCTTCCCCCCGGACATTATCAATCTTCTGGCTGCCACTGAAGGCGACCCCCTGAGAAAGTTTTGTTGCCGACAGTGTGGCGAGTGCGCACCGAAGGAGCTCCTCGAGGAGGGTAAGTTCCCCGAGAGAATAGCCTGGCTCAGACACCACTACAAGGCGAAACACCCGGGCTTGTGGGGAAAAGTGGCAGTTACACCTGTTACCCCAGAGGTTATTGATATTACCAAAGGTGTCATAAAGAGGGGGAGGGAACTTGTTGCTAATCCAGATAATATACCTGCTGCGAGAGCATTTGTAGCAGAGTTGAGAAGACAGGCAAATGAAGCGGAGGCAAGGGCATTAGCTACAACTGAAAGCAAAGCTAGAATATTAAATCAAAATGCTAGGCAAGCCAGACGGGATGCAGATAGGATAGAGAAGACTATACCAGCAATCCCCAGAGCCGAGGCTGGGATGCCCGCCGTCATTCCCACCGAGCCGTCTAGTTTGAAAGAGCCGTGGCAGATGACGCTTGAAGAGTATGCCTATGCTGAGGCAAGTAAGTATGGACATGGAAAGCCTAGAATAGATTGGATAAAAGCGGGCTATGGCGAGACTTACCGCTCTCACAAAACAGCTGTACAAAGAGCACTTAAAGAAGGCAAGCCCGTGGCTGCTGAAGTGCTGAAGGATTATCCTGAATTGCAAAGAGAGCTATCATCAGCCGTCATCCCCACCGATGGCAAAAAATCCCTAAGAGTAGGTGACAAGGTTAAATCCAGTGCATGGAAAGAAATTGGGGGCTTACCCTGGCTTACTGTCAAGGGAGTTTATACTACTACATGGGGGGGTCAACCTATACTAGAAGTTGAGGTTACTGATGGTATAACTACTAACCGTGTCTTTGAAGATACAATAGTAGCTCACAAGCCTAGTAATTTAGAACCTGCCGTCATTCCCACCGAGCCTTTACTCCCAAGCCCCAAACAGGAGCTGGAGTTTGTCTCCGACTCCCCAGAATACTTAGCATTCACCATAGACGATATCGGGTACCGGGAGAAGCTGGACACAGCCTTTGAAACAGCAATAGCCAGAGCCAAGGGGGGTTAAATGGTTACACCCACCCCAGAGGTTAAGCCTGAAATCCCCGAACCCCGAGTGCCGCGGAAGCCCAAGGAGCTTCCCGAGAACGCAGTTATCCGTACTAGTGGGAAATTTGACAACACTATAAAACACCTTGGCTATGAGTCAGTAAGTTTCACTCAAGAAGAACTAAACGGGCTGGGAAAATCAATTCCCACTGATGCAGATATTATAAATGACTCCCAAAAACGGCTAAGGAGCGCAGAGGTTGTCCCGGATGAGAAACTGGGCTCACGACAACTAAGCCACCTGAAGCTGGCTAGAGTGGTAGCCACCCCAGTATCCGTATATGCGGCTGTTATCCCTCCCGCCAGCGACCGTGTGAGGACGGCCGGTCTCTATGGTACTACCACAGGGGTAATCTACATCAATCTTGACCAACTCTACAGCGGGCGCACCACGGTGGACACCCTGGTGCACGAGCTGGGACACCACCGGGAGTACCGTCAGACTGGTTCTGCCGAGGATTTATCCAAAGCCCACGCCGAAGCTATGACCGATGTGGCTGCCAGGGTGGTTGAGGATGTCGCCAAGGGAACTTTCGATAACCTGCTCAAAGAGGTGTCATGGTGAACAGTATTGACAATATCATCCCGTATTCTTTATGATAGTAGGGAGGGAATGTGGTCACCCAAAAGTGGTCACCCAAAGTGCTAGAGTAATAGAGTAAGGAGGTAACTCATGCTAAACAGAGAGCAGTGGGATATTGAAGGGGAAGTACGAATGGTGCCACCCACTTTTCGGACACCAATACCTTCAGCAATTGAGAATGCTTTTGCTTTAGACGAAGTGGTGGTTACACCTCAAGGCGTATACCGCACAGCTGCACCTGGCTCAACTATTTTGAAAACTTGGTCAGGAAAAGTGCTAGATGCGGTTGCAACCTTAGCTGGGCGCATTGATGATGTTTTCGTCAGTAAAGGCGAAACAGGATTGGTGTCTGTCAAGACTGCCCCGGTAACAGTGAAGAAGTTTGGGGAAAGCTTTGAGCTTCATGTTGATGTAACCAATCTGTCAACCGCAGCCATAAAAACCGGCGTTGGGATCGTAGTTACCAAGCCTGATGGGACCACCCTAGTATGCCCTCCTGCAGGGATTGATTGGTTTTTACTTGCCCAAGGTGTAAATGTGAAACTCAGAGCGAGAATTAACATTGCTGTCGTTGACCTAGCTGGTTACTGGTCAGCAGTGGTAACCTACTACGCATATTAAGGAGTAGAAATGACAACTACTCTTGATAAATGGGAAGGGGTAGTATTAAATGCTGTCGGGGTTCCTCCTACTCTTGTGCTCCTAGAGGAGACTATTTACCCCTACGCCTATATCTATGACGGCCCGTGCGATACTGTCACCTTTACCTTCACGACTATCCCGTTCACACCGGCTAGTTGGGTAGCCGGTAGATTTGCAGCCCATTGTGAAGATGAGGTGAGAAAGGCGGGTGGTCGGGTCATGGAGACGAGGGTCTATGTTGACGAGGACCCTTGGCGCCCGTGGACCAACTGGCGGATAGAAATCATCGGCACATCCCCAACGGTAGCAGCGGGATTAGGAATGTCTACCGGAGTAGTCTGGTGGGTGGGACCGCTTCTTCTTATTCTGGCTTCAATCGGCCTCATCATAGTGATATATAATTGTCTAATCAAGCCTTTCACCTATAAACGTAATCCAGCACTCAAAGATGTCAAGCCAGGTTGGGGTAAAGAAACTTTAATCATGACTATTCAGGACTCTGAGGAATACTGGGAACGAACACCAACTCCTATAGATACCCTAGAGGCAATGTCTGAGGCGGAGCTGCGGGGGTACCTTGACCAAATAGCTGAAGAAGAAGTAGTGACAAAGCCTTCTATATGGCCGTGGGTTATTGGTGGAGTTGCGGCGCTCGGCGTTGGCGTTATCGCCGTGAAAGCCATGTCTAAAAAGAAATAGGTGTAAAGGCTTGACAAACAATTAGCTTAGTGATATTTTTAAGTTAGAGTAGTTAAAGAGAGGGGTGAGCACTCTTGAGCTAAGAAGGCTCGGGAGCTCACCCCTCTCGCTTTTTAGACAAGGTGCTCGCCCACTGCACAGGTCGAGTGCAGTAATTCTTAGTGAGGGAGGGAATAATAATCAGGAAAATCACCTTTCTAAAATAGGTTTAGAGTAAAAATAGTTAAAGAGAGGGCTAGCACTTTCGGGCGAGAGTCTGAGAGCTAGCCCTCTCTTCTTTTGACCGGAGTGCTCGCCCACCGCACAGATAGACTTAAAATTGAGGAAAGCCGGGAAGCAACTTTCAATAAAAGGTTGAAAGCTTCCCGGCTTTCCTTTTGGAGAGAGTTGCTTCCCACCGCACAGGTCGAGTGCGGTATTTCAGATAAAGGAGGAAATTATGATCAGGATTGAGGATTTTGGCGAAATTGCCTATGGCGGTGCCGTTACCCTTGCCGAGTGGTGGGATAACAAGCGTATTGCCGACGGCAAAATCACCAGCAAGGACATCTTCAAGAAGGCGTCCTTCTACACCTATCTCGGCGTCGGCCTCGCCGCCACTCTCATCAGCGTCTTCGGGTGGATGAAACGCTGGGAGCGCTGGTCGGAGCATGTCTCCCACGGCTTCCTCTATGACCTGCCCAGATTCGCCTACAACCTGTCCACGTCCATGGGTGCCGCGAGCAGGGGTGGAGCCGGATCGGCAGCAATCCAGGAGGCGCAGCGAGTTATCGAGAGAGCCAGAGCCACCAAACAACTCGCTGAGGGTAGGGTAACGCAAAGAACCTATCAGCCTGAATTGGAACAGGCAGTCGCATTCTAGAATAAAGCTGGAGTGCGAGAAAAAAAGAAGTCTGAAGGAGGTTTACACTGATGGCTTCACGAAATTATCTGGTTATGTCCGGCGATATGTCCCTGATGGAGAAGAAAGAATACCGGTTAAATGCCCTAGCAGCCGGTCTGGAGAGGTGCGGCCTGAAAGGCATCGGCGATATCAACGCCGACGTCCCCAACCTGCAGCCCATTCCGCTGGCCAATAAGAAGAGCAGGGTCCAGCTCATCCACGACTATATAATGACTGGCCAATGGCCGAGGTCAATAGACCAGCGTGAGCTGGCACCCCTGACCGACTTCGGCGCTGCCCCCTTGGCGGCTGCCCAGGACTCATGGCTGACGGTAGCCTTGGCAGTCGGCGGTGTTGTCAGCGCCTTGAACGCACTGGCAGCTTACACGCTTCTCGTGGGCAAGCTGATGGTCTGCTACGGTGTTTCCGTTGAGTCGCCCATTGTTCCGATGCCCGTTTCCCGCCTTATCTTCCGGAGGGGCGGCGCTCTAGGCAATATCATCGCGCAGTTTGACATGGAACAGTTGGGGGTAAGGTGGGAGCCTGACGCCTTCTTCTCCGAGGCTGTGGTTATAGACCCACAGGAACTCTTTGCCATCCAGGTTCTGGGCCGAGCTGTTGTCGCTGCTGGTGCGCGAGTCCATGTCCACAACTTCCTGTTTGAGACCAGCGGTCTTGTCGTAGCCTAACTTAATTAAATAAGGTCGAGCTTAATCTAGGCAAGTAACCCGAAAGGGAGAAAGGAGAAAAAGCTATGGCATTAAAGTCTGAGGTAGACCAACTATATCTGGCTGCAGTTGAGTCAGGCAATATCCGCTACCAGGTACTGCCGATCGCAGAGGTTCCCTGTGCCGTAGGTGCATGGGCGCAGCTATTTGCCGCCGCTGCCTCTCCAGCAGTCCCATGGTGGATATGCGGCTTCATTGTAAGCGCCGCTGGGGGTCTTGTTGTGGAGCAGGGCTGGCGGGTAAGCCTAGGCTATGGTGGTGCTGATGGTGCCGCCGTAGCGGCAACAACAGTAATAGTCACCGGCTGGTATTTCAGCCTTATACACATCGCTGCAGCCACAGCATCGGGAAACATAGCACCGGCTATACTGCCATACCCTGTCAAAATACCGGTAGATATTGTTGACCCCGGTAGCCGAGTGGCATACAGCGTTGTGACTAACCCTGTTGGTGGAGCTGTCGGCTTAACATCGTGCCGTGTCATAATAGCCACCGCCGTTGGTGACTAATCCAAGTAGAAAAAGTTGGGAGGGGGCAACCCCCCCCCAACTTCATAAGTAAATAATCGGATTCAAACTCCGAAGATAGAGACAGAAAAGGAGGTTGATATGCCTGATCTTTATATCTTCAAAGCGCAGGTCGGGATGTTCGATCCCGTCGCCCTGCAAAATCACAGTGTCGGCATCCACTACCAGCAGAAGACCTACTATCGAAAGGTCGATTTCCTCGAGGGTATCCCCCCATTTCAGTGCATAGACATTACCGCCGGCCTTGGCTTGGCGCCAGTAACCCCGAGCGGCCGAGTCAATATCGTCAACCTCGAGATGGCCGACGGCGAGTTCGGCCTCTGGCGCTGGTACCCCATCGATGACGCACAGATACGGCTCTACCACCCCGCCGGCATCGCCAAATACCAACTTCGCAACCTGCAGGTCCCGGTCGATATGAATATTCTGTTCCGTGACCCCAATCTTGTCTCGACCGAGATAGCGGTATGGCAGAATAACCGTCCCGCAGTTGAGGCAATCAACGGCCATGCCTTTGCTCTTGGCGCAGTTCGCCTTATTGCCATCGGCTACCGTTTCCACACCGTAAACCTTGAGGGAGATGGCAAGAACGCCGACCCTGAGCTGGTGAATGCTATCAAGATGGGTAAGGCGCCGTGCACTGATGTCTGGTGCTCCGGTCGGGGAATAGGTGACTAAAGGAGGTAAAAATGTTACTGGCAAATAAAGAGGGAATTGTTGTAACTGGACCCGTTGTCAACTTGGTTGCTGCCGGTGTTGGCGGTTCACTGGTTGTCTTCACCATACCGGTGCTCGTTGGCCAGCTCGTCGGCGTCAAGTCGGTGAAAATACTCAAGGTGCACCTGTTCAACAACACTGCAGGCAATACCTGGGTCTTAATAGGCAATGGTTTACCTACTGTAGGGCTACCGGTCCTGCTGCCGGCGATGGCTTCTATGAACAACCTTGAGGATATCTATGATAACCTGCCCGAGGTAGAGTCGTTCGCCGATATCGTCGCCTGGCCAGCAGCTCTAGCAGGTGGCGGCACAATTGACATTATGTTAGAAGTAGCTGTAATCGGCTAAAGGAGGTGCTTCATGTCTAAGGACGACCAATCTTCTAAAGTCGCCGCCGGCATGAGCACCGCTGCCGCTATTATGGCTGCTCTCGCTTGGCTAAAGTCAGGCAAGGCAGAGGCAGCTCCCCCCGGGACTATTCCCGAAGAGCTGATGCAGCTGGTAATAGCCATCGCCGACTCGGCGCAAAAAGTTGACGAGAACACACTGGCGACTGTTGCCGCTATCCAGGCACTTATGCTGGAAGGCGGGTTGGGATGGCCGCCGAACGCCAAAGGTACTCGCTCTTTCTCAATCCTATGCGTTGCGGCCGCTACGCCTTATCAAGCCTCTGACATGGAAATACCGGATGGCATGGCTTTAGCAATTAAGGCGTCCCCTCTTAATGCTGTGGGCTCTCTGATATTCGTGGCGAGAACTCCTGCAGAATGTACGAATCCAAATTCAGCCTGGCCGCTGGTATTTAATGAGGCTATAACTTACTACGTCAAGAACGCAAATGTAATTTATGTCAGTACGAACATAGCTGGCTCCATAGCAATATTCACTGCGGAGCAAAGGAGCTAAGAGGTGGCTGACCCAAGTAGCTTTCCCAAAATAAGAACTGACCTAGCCTACTATGGAGTAGTTACCCGGGTTATCAGCGCTACTCAGTTTGTGGCGGCTGGGCTGGCGGGACTTGGTGACGGCGCTTTGGTTGGCTATGCAGCCTATGTGCTGGCTAAGGCGAACGGCACAACAACAGCCCCCCACGCCGAGCAGCCAGCGGTTAGTGCTTATGTCAGTGGCTCGGGAACTTTCACCCATGCCGCCTATACGGCCCCTCTAGCTGTTGGCGACCAGCTCCTTTTGCTACATCCCAATATCAGTACCATACCGGTTGCTTGGGTTGCTGCTATACTAGCAGCCGTTGGCCCAACTGGTGTCAATCAGGGTCTTGTCTATTATGGTGTAGTCACCGCTGTCCCCGCCGCTAACCAGTTTACCATACCGACTTTGGCTGGCCTCGGAGCCGGGAAGTTCACCGAAGTCGGTGGATTGGGTCAATACTATGCTTTTGTCTTTAGGGATGCTGCTGGGGGTAGCGTAGCACCGCAGGGCGAGTCTCAGCTGATTACAAACTACGGTACTGCCACCGGAAATTTCACAGCAAATGCCTTTACAGTGCCAGTAGATATCGGAGATGAGATACTTATTATTCATCCCTTTCTCGCCAGAATAATGAACTTTGCGGGGCTACCCCCAATTGGAGGTTCCCTTGCTGCTAACTGGCAGGCAGCAGAGACTAATCTGGTGTTAATCGGCGCTGCAAATACGAGATATAAAGTTCACAGCCTATTTATTGATATGACTACCATCGTCGGCAGTCTCACCATCAGAATGTATCATCCAATCATCGGAGTTGAGACACAAGTATACAGCCAGGCATTCACCGTTGCAGCGAACGGTCCTGGTCGGTGGACAATTAACGGCACGGTCGGTATTTTTGATGTGCTGAGAGTGACCTGTCAGAGTGATAATGCCGCCGACAACCCCAAGACTCTTGCTTACAGCTATATGCTCGAGGAAATGTGATGAGTGTAGAAACCAGAGGCGGAGGAATCACCAAGTTGTCAGAGCTTATTATAGACGCTGATAAGAACTGGGAAGTCCATCGCATCGTAAATCTACCAGAGCCTATTAACGGAAAGGAACCATCTGTTAAGGACATAACAGTGCTATCATTACCGCCTAGCAACAAGTACAAGATAAAAAATATCTACTTTGACCCTGCGATAAACTTGGTAGCCGTAGAGTACGATGATACCCCTGCGCCTTAGAAGGAGGTTAATATGGCAATTCAAAAGGTATATTTAGACCCCAACGCGCAAACCTACTCAGATAACCAGATAGTAGACAAGGTAAACGCCGCCTCTAACCAGGTGACTAGAGCCACTGCTGTGAGCGCAGATGCCCTCCAGGACGGCACGACAAACCTAGCCTATACGGTTGTAGAAGGGGAAAAGCTAAGTACTATTGAAGACGGCGCAGAGGTCAATCCATCGGCAACACAGATCCGTGATGAGATTGTTGGCATAGCCGACTTGGATAGGCAGATAGTCATTTCCCGACCGACATCAGGGCAAAAGAAGATTATTGCGATTCAAACGCATACCGATGGCAAGACCGAAATAGAGCAGAACGATACCGTGGAGCCGTAAATGGCTGTGGAAAAGGAATATCCAGCTCATCCAGCTTTGACTGGCGGGGGGCAGACTGTGTTACATAGCCATCCTGGTGGAGGTGGTGAAGCCTTCCCTATTGGCTCAGTATTCTTGGCAGTAGTAGCTACTAATCCGAGTACACTCCTTGGTTATGGAACTTGGAGTCAGATAGCACAGGGGGAGTTTCTAGTTGGACAAAAGGCGACTGATACTGACTTTGATGTGGCTGAGGAAACTGGCGGAGCAAAGACTCATACCCATGCTGACCATCCTGCTCTCACCCACTCTGGAGGAGCAGTTGGAGCAATAGGTGTGACTGCCGTGGCGGGTGTTAAAGGACTTTCTGGCTCTGGTGCCGCTGATGAAGCTCATACTCATCCAGCTCCAAGCTTTACTCAACCAAGCCAACATGCAGCCCAGAGTCATAATTCTCCTAGCCACTTGCCACCTTACTGTGTAGTCTATGCTTGGAAAAGGGTAGCTTAGGCTTAGGATGAAAACAGATGAAACTATCCGAGCTTTTGGCATATGTTGGAGGCTATGTGATGAGTCTTGAAGAGCTAGGTGGTGGTATTACTCGCCTGTCGGAACTAATCATAGATGCCGATAAGAACTGGCAGGCTATGGGTATAAGCAACATTAGAGAGGTAGCAGCGGCTATGCAGAAAGGCGACTTGGCACTATTTGATGGAGTCGGAATAGTCATATTCAGTCCCGGGCCAATAGGCACAATATTAACTACTCAGGGATTGGGGGCTGACCCAATCTGGAGTCATCCATGAGTGTAGAAACCAAAGGCGGAGGAATCACTAGGCTATCGGAGCTTATTATAGATGCTGATAAGAACTGGCAGGCTATGGGCATCTCTAATCTTAAAGAACTGGCTTTAGCTATGGCAAAGGGTGACCTTACTGTCAGGGGAGATACTGTCCTGGATAAACTTCAGCCTGGAACAATTGGCTATCTTCTCACCTCTGCTGGTCCTCTGCATAAACCATCTTGGCAGCCACCTTCCGGACCTCTTCTATATTATTTCCCCGCATGGATAGATTTGAGCCATGCCGAGACAATAGTTACCGTAGCTCAATCCAAGAACAAGAATGCTCCTTTAGCCACTGCCCATGTCCAAGTGTATGACGACCAACCAGCCTCTATGGTGAAGCGACTCACGCCGACTCTGGCTTCAGTTGCTTCCAAAGCGATAGTCG